CTACATTGTTATTACACTTACCGTATTTGTTATCTTTTAATTTCTCTTTTAGTGCCACGGTTGCATTGTTTATTAATGCGTCTCCTTCTTTAACCATTCCTTGTCCTAGTTTGAGCTTGGCAAGAGCATCAGCAAACTCAACATCATCACTAAACTCCACAGGCTCTTCTTGGTTTATTTTGGGATACATAAACTGCATATCAGCGTCTGTTTCTGGTTCGTAATATTCTTTGCTTTTTGTGCGGAGCATAAAGTCGTTACAAGCGTCTGAAATTTTTTGCTGAATTTCTGAATTTTTTTTGATATTAAAATATTCTAATTGCCATTTATCATTCCACTTAAACCTAACAATCACGGCTTGGCTTACATGAGAACAAAGCATTTGTCCTTGAACTTGTACTGGTCCTTGGTACAAAGGCAACTCATCTGTTCTTAGTCCTGTGGTTTTGTATTCAAAAATACAAGCCCCTTGGACTGTAAACTCCTCTCCTGTGGCTGCATCTGTTAAGGTTACTGGTTTTCTAGCAAACAAAATGTCATCTAAAGACCCGCCAAGAGCAGACTTTTTGTTCACATAAGGTTTGTTTCTATCAAACTTATCCCAAACCTCTAAGTCTGGGTGTTCAGACAAAATAATATTTCTTATTGCGTCTTCAAAGTGGTCGGTATATTTAGAATAATTCATCTGTTCTGGCTCTATCCAAACTCCAGACTTCTTATCTAACACCTCTTGTAAATACTCGTTTTTTGACGCAGCCATTGGATGCGCACAACCAAGCAAGGTTGGCAATCGTGAACAGGTTACATATTTAGTATCATCAGTTACTTTCATGTTTTTGGTCCTTCGTTGCTAATTGCTTTAAAATCTGCCATCTGGTCTTCTTGATTTTCATATTGGAGCTGGACAAATTCTGTCCTCCCAACAAACCCAAGTTTGAGCCAGTAACTGTCTTTATCGTCTGTTTCTTTTTTTACGTAAGGTTGTACTATCCACACTAAACTTAAATTTATAGTGTTTAAGTCCTTAGTTCTTGGTTTAAAAAATGCCGCCATATTGTTCTCCTATTTGGTTAATTTTATGCTATGTAATTCCTGTCTGTTTTCCTTGGGTGTAAAGTATAAACAACAAAATGCTCTTGTTTGCCATCGTCATTCTGTGGGTAGTGAGACTTGATATTAAACTTTTTCTTAAGGTCAAAAATAATGCCAGATAATCTTGTTGCTTTATATTTTATTATAGCCTCCCAAGAAGTAATGCTCCCATGTTTAAATAAATGGGCGACCACTCGCCCTGTTTTCCCTTCTGGGGATTTTATATCATATTTATATTTCATGTTTGTTCCTCCATTTGTTTGATACGATTTTAATACATTACTGATAACATTTCAATATATTTATGCTGCCCGTTGTAGGATGTTTCTAACGCTAGATGGATACCATTGTTTTTTGGTTCTAGTCTTGACTCCTCTAGCATTTAAAGCATCAGCAATTCCTTTTAGAGAATTAACTTTACCCACGTTTTTAATCTCAGTTATGATTGGTAAAATCGAGCCAGCAAAATCCTTTGCTTTTTTCTTTTGCGCTAAACCGCCAAGCGCTGATATTCTTGCATTGGTGTTTCCCAGCTTGACCCCACGCTTTTTAGCCTGTGCAAGCCCTCTCTTGGTGTTAATTCTCAACGTTTTAAGAAAGTCTTGTGCAATAGCAGCCATAATATTTATCGTCAATTCTGACGCCTCTGGCATATCGCAACAAACAAACTTAATTTTACTCTCTTGTAACATCCCTATAAATCTAACATTCCTAGCCAACCTAGAAATATTAGCAATAACTAATATAGCTCCTGTTTCTTTACACAAACCAAGAGCCTTGGTCAATTCTGGTCTGTCTGTTCTGGAACCAGATTCTACTTCTACAAATATATCCAAAAGCTCGCTGTCTCCAACAAACCTCTGGATAGTTTCTTTTTGGTCAGATGCTCCGTAACCATCGCTGCCTTGCTTTGATGTTGAAACCCTGACATATCCTATATATTTATTCATGTTTTCCTCGTTTTTATATATTTTTAATATAGTTTTTAGCATCGCTAGCAGTTTTAAAGTCCCTAGCAATTTGTTCTCTATGACTTAATCCCAAACCACAACGACCCATGTATCTTACTACTGAAAAGCTCCACTCGTTTTTAGGTGCTTTTATAGATGCCATAAACAGACCATCGTCATTTTGACATTGCAACATATGGCGACCTTTATTCATTTGCTCCTTAGTGAGCCAAACAGTTTTATATTTTTCAGTCTCTATTAAATAAACTTTTCCTTTATGTTTAATCTTCATTTATCATACCTCTAGTTTTTCCTCGTTTAATTAAATTTACCATCCCCAATGCTTTCTCCAATCTCCATGCTTGGTACACTTGTTGCCTTGCATTTTATTTTTTACCTTTTTTGGTTTTTTATTTGTTTTATTTGTTTTAACAATTTTTATTCTATATTTCTTCATTTATCATACCTCCAGTATCCATAAACACATCTCCAGCCATCTCTGGAGCCATTATGAGTATCATTAATTACGCCATCAATCACAGCGCAGTAATGTCTACTCAGAACTGTTATTATTCTGCCGCTAGGCAACTCCTCTGGTCTTAAGTGGACCTTACATCCGCTGCCAATGAACATCGTTGGGACCCAAGTAAAACCTAATCCTTTCATATAGTCTTTGAACCACTTTCTTTTAGTGTAGACGCCATTTCTAGCTGATTTAACTCTAGGTCCTTCGTCATATTTAGATTTTCTTCTGTTAAGATTGCCTTCCGCCAACCTGTCATAAACTTGTTGGTATGGGAGATTAGCTGCTATGGCTATCGACCTAGCCACACAGTCTCCAGCGACCCCTTTGTAACCAGCATCTGCTCTTCCTCCGTCATTATATCTAAATGTTTTATTCATGTTTTCCTCCGTTGTCCGCTGCTAATTGCTTTAGCTCGCTTATGTCTTTATATGTTTTTATTTTAGTTTTCATTCTTTATTAAAAAACCTTTCTAATTCCTCTGCGCTTACTTCTCTTCTGCCAATAACAGTTCTGCCTCTGACAGCTGGAAGTTTTTGGTCTTGTTGGATAGACCCCAACAGCCAAGCACTATATATGTCTGTTTTTTTATCAAATTTCGTTTGTGTGACTGTAACTGCTCCATAAACCTGCTTAAAGTAAGCATGAATCTTTGGTCTTATTTCATGTTTGTGTGTAATTATCATTTAATCTCCTCTTCGTTAATCCAATAAAGTCATGTATTGACTTGGAAAGTTCTTCCTAAACCAATCAAGCCCTTTTCTATGTAAATCCCAATCTCCAAACACTTCCGCACCCATAATGGTGTCGTAAACCGCAACTGCAAAAGCTGGGACCGTTGCTTTTTCTCCGCTAAATCTATTGCTAATTTCTATTTCTGTTAGCGGGTCTCCATCAAGACCATACTCAATTCCATCAATCAGCTTTATTTCTTTACCGTGATAATTAATTGTTTTCATATTTTATTGTTCCTCCAAGTTAATAGTAACATTATGGTTATTTTTTAGCAACTTTCTTGTAAACTATGAACTTTAACCCTATGGCTTTTGACTTTAAGCCTTGGTCATGTAGTCTTTGAACGTTATCTACAAACCATTGAGACATATCTTTGTGATTGTCAAAGTTAAAAAACTCTACTATTTTAATTTCTGTTTTCATGCTACCTCCCTCATTAATGGAACATAACCAAACCTCTCCATGTCTGTTAAAGAATCATACCAAGTCTTACCTTTGAAGTGAGATGCTGGTAGTTTTGTTTGTATATTTTTGATAAACCTAAGAACGTTTAATGCTCTGTTCGGTATGTAGAATTTTGCTGTATCAAACTTAAACTCTATATATCCTGAATCTTCCAAGTCCAAGAAATCATAAGCTAACCACCAGTTGAAGGCATCGTTTATATATCTGCCCTTTTCTGTTTTTCTGGTGGGTAAATTAAGTGTAATGTAGTCTTTTTTTCTACTGTTTTTAGGGTCGTATGGCTCGGCATATACCAAGCCCTCTATTAGTCTCCAATTATGTTTTGTCATTTTTCCTCCTCAAGCGTTAAGTCAATTCCAACAAGGTGGTAGCCGCTAAGTCCACGCTCATCCCTGTCTCCACAATCAAAACTCGCTTGTTTTTTTGCTTTTTTCTCTGCCTCTTTTAGACTGTTTGCCTCAACTGTTATGTGTTTGCTAAGCGTTAAGTCAATTCCTACTTCATATTGTCTCATCTATTTTCCTCCTCTATTTGTTTAATGTCCGTACCCAGCCTGTGTTTGATATTGCGGTCTTCCATCCCAAGGGTAAGCATTAGCAAATGAATGAATGGCAATCCTCGGACTACCTCCTTCCATATTAACTATGTAATTTTGGCTGCCCTTTCTTCTTTGCACGTCTGGTAAAACTCTGTCGTCATACCCTTCTGGTGTCTCGCCAGAAAATTTAGAACCAAGCCTAACTAAGGTAACTTTGTTTTTACCAATTAACTTATCAACCTGAAACCACTCAATATTGGTTTGGTCATAACCCCAGCTAGTGTAGAAAATATCTCCTACTTTAACGTTATGGGGCTGATATCTCTCGGCTCTTCTTTTCTTAACTTCTGCTTTCTGATTAATTCTGCTCTCAATCAAGCCGTCTATCTTTTCTTGCATAGACTCTTTGGACCTAAAGCCATAATACCAAATACTGTTCTTGCCCTTGATTGGGAAAGCGATAGCAACTGGTTTGTCATCCTCTCTGTTTTCTATCCATATCTCAATGCCAGCATCTGCATAATTCGTGATGTCCCACTCTTTAGCTCCGCTGTCTATTGTAGATTGTGCATAACTTTTATCTATTGCCATTATTTTCCTCCTTATTACTTATATAATCTTTCTCCCGCCACTCAGATTCACTATGTGTATTAATACCTACAAAATGGCAACCTCTGGGTCTATCTAAAGTGTCAGCAAATTCTTTTGCCTCTTGTATAGCAATATGTATATTTTCCGCCTCAACGTCAAAGTATGTACCAAAGGTTATATCTATACCTATAGTATATTTTTTCTTTTGTGTCATTTTTCCTCCTCCGCTATAATTGTTAAAAATATTGGTTCTGGCTCTGTTATGTATATCGTGAAAATTATTGTTCCGATAATTGCTGCTATTATTGTCATATTTACTCCTCCTCGTAATATCCAAATTCTTTAATCCTTGCTTGTTGCCATATTCCTTTAAGCGTCTGTTGAATCGCAAAATAATTCGTATTTTTTGCAATATATTCGTCTCTATACTTCTCAATAAACTTGTCTAAAGGCATTTTTGTCGCATCCTCTTGTAATGTCCAATAATCAAAGTTTGTTGTCATATTTGTTCCTCCTAATTCAATATTATCAAAATATTACTATTATTACAATATATATATAAAACATATCACTTGCTATATATTTAATATAAGTATATTGTGGTTAAAACGGAGGGACAATGTCTGAAAATGTTTATAAACCAAAACACTACACTAAAGGAAATATTGAGTGTATAGATGCTATTAAAGCATCAATGAAGAAAGAGGAATTTTGTGGCGCTCTTAAATTTAATGTTATGAAATACCTCTGGAGATATAAAGACAAAAACGGGCTGGAGGATTTGCTAAAAGCCGAGTTTTACTTACTTAAACTAATCAAAGAGGAGAAAGAAAATGACTGAATCAACAGTAACCCAAATATTGAGAATGGGATTGCCAGCAAGGAAAAGGCTTAAAAGCATGGCAGCCCAAAAAGGTCTAACCATGTCCGAATATATTGAACAGATAATTAACAAGGAATGGACTAATTTTGTAGAAGAAATCAAAGTCGATGTCAAAGAAATCTAAGGACTTACGTCTTTATATTCATTTGCCAATCAGGGCATATAAAGATAAAAGATTGCAACAGTACCGCCAAGCATTATTTGTTTTGGCTGCTCTCTGTTCTCATACCAATCCCATGGGAATTTGTTTCCCTAATCAATCATCATTGGCAAAAGATTTAAACGTCTCCAGACAGGCTGTAACCCGCTATATCAAGCGATTAATGGAATGGGGCTATGTGAGATATGCTCGCAAACAATTCAAG